TCCCAAGAAAGTGCACCGATGGCAAGGAAGTCTGGTTCGGCTCCGGTATTTCTCCGAATGGTCCTCTTTGCAACATCTGCATCTCCGATAGGATCAGAGTTTGCAAAGTCTGACCACTGGTTTGCACCGGCAAGGGTTGAGCTAGTTCCCCAGGCACCGGTCACAAATCCGATTCCAGCTACATCCACCTCATATTCAAGCTGGATCATTTCGGTGAGGTGCTGGACAGCTACAGTATCAAGGTCTTCTGGAGTCTGAGAAGCCTTACGAATTGGGTCAAAGACAGACTCCTCAAAACCACGCTCCTGGGCTCGATAGGTGGAGCTTGAGAGCCCAAAACCTAGACGAGTGTACTGGTTAGAGGGCCCACGAGCACCGCCAGCTTCTCTACGGAACCAGAAATCTCGGGTATATGTAAAGTAGGTGCCAGTCTGTTCTGTGACCTCTACTGGGGGTGCGATTTGGTCCCAGTAATAGGCCGGGTTACGAAAACCCAGGCTTAGATTGGTCATAACCGGGTCTACCGGTCTGACATCTCTTGAAGTAGGGAGAGGCATGGCTCACTATCTCCTTATAATTACTATAATCGGACTAGTTGGTGAAATCTGTCTTTGGGTTGGACTAGGCATTAGTCTCTAGCCTATTCAAGCCCAACGCGGTTTGCAGGATGTAGTAGAACATCAATTATTGCACCGGCACCTGAAGCTGCTTCAAGGGCTACGCCAACATGGTGAAGGTCTATAGCACCACCGTCTGCAACCTCTACGTCTGTAATGACACGCCCGGAGTTATCCATACCCAAATCATCACCGTAGGTAATTGCCGCGCCAGCTTCCGCCTTTACTGCGCCAAAGTAGGCAACATCACAGGGTTCGTCAGTGGCGCCTGGATCGTCTTGGAGGATACCTAGAGGCTTGGAGGCATTAGCGTTGGTTACTGGTAGGACTCTACGCTCTCCAGAGTCAAAGATTACGCCTCGGTACTGAGTAACAGCGGTAGCGCCTCTCTGCATACCAGGGATAGAAAAATAGCCTGCGAATCCCATGTTCTTATCTCCTTGTTAGTGGACTAATTCAAGACTAGTTGGAATCCTTTTCCTTTTGCTCCGCATTATAGGCATGGAAGGTCTTACGCTGTTCGGGGGTACCGGTAGCCATTGCCGCGAGAGCTATAGGAAGTTCTACCTTCTCATCTTCCATGTACTTAGCGATTTGAGTCTCGGCAGCACCGGTGACCTGTTCTTCACCAGACTCATTGAACTTGGACTGGAGTATGGTCTTTGTGACACCAGCCTTATCCGCCTGTTCCTGGAAAGACTGGTAGTCCTTAAGCATGCCGGCGGCAATTTCTGGGGAGGCCTTCTCAGAGACGGTAACTAGCTTTTCGGCTAACTCCTTAGCTGATCCTGGAACTGCCGTCAGTAGAACGGTCTCCTCCATATACTGAGAGATCGCATAGCTATGAGCCATCTCATCCAGTTTCTTACGTTCCTCCTCAGAGAAGGACGCACTCTTGATTGCTCCGATGGCTGCTATGACCTGGGCCTCAGAGGCGTCTTTAGGAAGACCAAGACTGGTTACAATGGCTTCTGAGAACATGTTTTCCTCACTACTATTTGTTTGGGAACTAGGGGCAGTCTTGGAATAGGCACCAGGCTTATCATCGTGAGAGTGGGAGGTTCCACCACCTTCATGGTCATCCTTAGTAGAGCCATGGTAGTGGACTGTGGCTGGATGTTGAGCGTGCTTAATTGGATCATCAGGGTCGTTATCTAGGGATGCGTTAAAGTCTTGGAGGAGGGTTACATAGTCTTTGAGGACTTGCTGGTCGTCATCAGAGAACTTAACATCATCGCCTTCAAAGTATTCTTTGGGGAATGGCGCTCCATGTCTCCAGCAGGAATAAGCTAGTAGAGAGGAAATATCTTCCTCCTCATAGCCCTTAATGCTTTTGGTGATTTCCCTAACCTTGGCTATATACTCGGTTGTGGGATCATCAGTACGAGTCGTCATAGTAGATTTTTTCTCCCTGCACTCATTATTCAAGTCTACCGTACAAAAGCTTAAGCTGTCAACGGTGAAAACATTGTGATTTTGTTTTAGGGTTTAGAGGAGTGGGAAGGTAGAATGGAGCGTATGGCATGGAGGTGAAGGGCATCAGCCATATCTGAGAACCCTCTTCGCCGTTTTATGGCACGTTTTAACACACCCGCACCAATTACGACAGCAGCTATACCGAGTGTTGTCCCGGTTGTCTTAGCCCCTCTAATAACAGTTTGGCCTACTGTAGATTTCTTATGGGGATGAGGAGTATCGGTTGGAGTACCATCCTTCTTCCTGTCATGGAATAATTGTAATGCGTCAGCACGTTCTGTAGTCATTAACCCACCTTTCTTGGGAGGGTATTCTTCATAGTCCACATACTCTTGATGGCCTGTCACTATCCTCTCCTTAATGATTCAGCCAGACTGTCGACGGTGGAAACAAAGAATCTTCTTCTAATCCCTATCTTTATCCCTTTTCGGACTATCGCTTTGGAAGTTGCTCTGGCTCTAGGATTATCAAAGGCACCTTTGGCAGTACCCAGGACACTACTAATGCGCTGACCTCTACCTTGTTTTCCGTGGGAGTGGGGTTTTACAGGGCGACGGGTTATGGCGTTGACTTTATGGAATTGGTGTAGTGCATCTACATCAAAGGACATACCAAAGTCAAAACCTTCACTACGTAGATCCCTGACAATATCATTTACACGCTGCCAAAGAGTTGTAAAGCCCTCATCAACGTTCAATTTAAGAGCTGCCTCCTTTAAGAATCCAAATTCAGCAGCTGCCTCACTTACGGATACAATACCTTTCTTAAGGTTAGAGGATACTTCTCTAGCTTGTTCAAGTAAGGTAACGGCCTTTAGAGTATCGTTTGGAATAGCGAAGGCATGGAGTTGGTCTGCTCTCTCCCCCATCTTAATAGCAAGTAGGTTTTGGGGAAAATCTAATCCCTGCTTGGCTCCAGAGGCCCTTACCCCAAGTACTCTCTTGACATCAGGGAAGTCTATTTTCATGGTTCGGATAAATTTACGGACTCCATCAAGGCCTAGAGCTCCTTCAATCCAGTCAATAACTAGTTCCTTTTGGTCTGGGAAGTGGGTAACCATTGCAGAGCCTATAGCACGCTGGGTGGTAGCGTCTAGTAAGGCATAGTTAATAAAGCGTTCGTTGCCGGCACCTTGTTGAGTTCCGGTTTTGACTACACGGAGGGAAACAAAGTTATGAATTAGATCAACTTGTCCACTAAATCCTAGTTTACTTAGGTTAACTGAATCCTTTAGACTCTGAAGACCTACTGCAATACCTATCTTACCTACTAAGCCCCAGTCTGGACCTAGGTGCTCTTTGACTTTAGGTTCAACCTGTTCTACAGTATCCACATAGACTCTAACCGGCCTGACCTGGTTCTTCTCTTGATTCCGAGCTATCACGTCAAAGGCCACATTCTTTAGGGTTACTGCACCTATAACAAGGAAGGGTAATTGGACAGCAGCTTTAAGGGCTATGGCTACGGCTACAAAATCAGCACGGTCTGAGGGGTCCTGGAATACTCTACCTTTACCTTGAATAATTCGTGCCGTAAGGTCACGTTGGACACTTTCAGCACTCTTACGCTGTTTACTGGAAGGATTAGATACTACTGTAGGTGAACCTACGTCATAGCGAAATCTCTGACGTAAACCTAACTTCTCCTGGATTATAAGCAGGGTTAACCCAGCAAGACCTGTCCCAAGTACAGCTCCAAAAGCACCAAGAACTGACTGGAGGGCGGAGAAGGCTACACCTCTAGCCTCTGAGATGGTGCTAGCCCGGACATGCTGGACAATGACTTTGCGAGATTGGGTACCAGATTGGGTGGTTTCAGTCTCGGTAATAGGAACCTGGTAGATAACTTCAGGGGAGTCCTTAGCACGACCAGAGCGGAAGATAAAGTGGTGAACTTGATCTGATGTATAGGTGTAACGTTGACTTTCATCAATAGAAGCTATACCTAACATAGAGAATATCTCTTCTATGGAAGGTGCTATTGATTCTTCGTGCAGAAGATCAACTATTTCAGTATAGGGCTTTGAAGATTTCTTCCTTTTCTTTTCCTCCTTGGTCTTTACAAACTCCATACCTTCGCCCATGCTAAAGATATAGACTAGGTCTTCTTCAGCATGGATTGTGGCACTCTCAAGACCTTTAAGGTCCTTTAGTGCCGGACGCTCTGCACCTAGTAGGGCTAACCCGGAGAGAGCTGGTCCTTTACCTTGATAGTCCTCACTAATCTCGGACGACACATGGGCGAATAGCCCGGACTTAACAAGATGGGCTATACTTTCTGGTACCTCCATTTCAGCGATAAGGGTGGTACCAGACACACTAATTCCGGTTATTTTACCAAGACTAGCTGCCCCGTGCCCAGTCTCACCCTCACCGCTTAGGATGGAGGAGGGAATATTAAGTTCCTTGGCTACTAGATCATTGTGCTCTTCTGAGGTATGACCTAGCTTAACATGGACTAGAGCTGGTCTACCTGCATTAAAGGCTCGAACTATCTGCCTAAGCTCAGTTGTAGTCCACTCCTTCTCTCGACCTTTAGAGTCGGTTTGAGGACCAGCCTTGAATATCTCAATACCGGTTATCTTCTTAAGGGGAATATCCTGAAAGAAGGCCTCTATGACTTTTTTGTCGGTCATCTATTACACCTACTAAATTGGCTACAAACCCACATTGGAGACAGTGAATATCTATCCCATGATCAGGAGCCATATACCCACTAAAGCAGCGAGGACAGGATTTAACCCCTAAACCTATTCTTATACTAAGATTAGGCCCCAGTCCCTGCAATAGATTGGGCTTGGTCTCCACCTCTAATTGATCCTTTCCTTGTATCTTCTGGTCTTTTATTGGAACGAGTTGGTTCCTTTTTACCTGCTTCAATTTGTGTCGTGGGCTGACTTAAGGCCTTTAGTTCAGCTTGCCTTTTAGCTTCGGCGGCTGCGATTTCCTCATCTGTGATTGAAGGTAGCTCATATATCTCTCTGAGGTGATGCTCATCCTCAGGCTGATAATGGAGTATACCAGCACCAAATAGACCTTGTACGGCTTGAGCTAAGGACTGTACGTTAATCTTACCTGGCTTTGCCCACTTAAGTTTAGGCAACTCGGTGAGGTCACTGAATTGGGAAGAATTCCACCTAAAGAGCCATTTCACAAGTTGACGATTCCAAACCTCGATCATTTGTTGCTGGATAGAACCTAGAGCTAGGGAAAAGAATCCTGTGACTTCCTTAGCTAGGGCTTGAGTGCCTACTGATTCGGAGCCAAAGCTAATAAAATCCATAAAAAAGCGTTGACGGATTAGGTGCTGATAATCCCTGATCATAGCTCGAACATCATAGACTTTACCGCCGGCTCCAAATGCATTGACCTCAGTGCCATGAGGTACAATTAGATATCCGGTATCATCTATTCGTAGGGAGGCAAGGGCTTCCTCAATCTTGGCGATATCATCTGAGGAGTAGAAACCTTCACCAAGAGTGGCTACTGGAACATTACCAATATCTCGCTCTGCACCGATGCTTTCTAGGACTTCTAGATTCTTCTTAAAATACCAGGCTCGGTATAAAGTCCTAGACAGAGAACGACCCATTGGATTTCGTTTTCGAGGGTTAAAGGTAAAGTGCAAGAGCTTATCTATAGGAGCTGTTCTAAGTTGAGGAAGTACACCCTCCGTAACTACCTGTTGGGTAAACTCTTTTACTCTCCCATGATCATCTAGGGAGTCTCCCCATTTATGTAGAGTCTCTTGTCCAACAGGCATTAGGTCATCTAACCAGAGAAAGCCGTCTCCACGCTTTTTTAGGGTTTTCTCACTAATAGCGAACCCCATGGACAACATTTCAAGACTTTCTCTAACATGCTCTCTCCAGGAGAAGGTTTCCGTCTCAAAAGTATTAAGGCGGAGGAATTCTGCCGCTTTAAGGTCTTTATCGTCGGAGGAGGCTGCCTCAACGGTAAAACGGGAATCAAGGAGTGGTGCGATTACGGATTCGTAAAGGGCACCAATTACTATGTCATCTTCCATCTCACGGAAGATTTTAGAGGCTTTAGTCCAGGGCTTGAGATCAGGGAGGTATTCTTCGCTGACTACACCTTTCCAAATAGTTAGACCGGTAGCGAGCTTTATGGCGGTAGGCTGGGATGGTCTACCTATAGTACCATTAGAGGAGCTATTAGGGAATGGAGGCATAGTAAGTGGTTTAGTTGTCGTGACCATTAAATAAACTTTCCTTTAATTCACTTTAAGGACAAGACTAGAGCATACTTCTCCACTTACGAATATTCCCATCACCCCACTTGCGGCCTCTAGAACCACCAAAGATCATGGAGGGAGTGGATGGACTAGAGTTAATTTCAGCAAGGGTTTTATTTTGAGGGACGGATTCTAGCCCTGACTTAGTTCCATGATGAATTTGGGAACCAGCTTGCTGTCCTGCATCTAGTGTAAACATTAGGTAACGAAGAGCATCCATCCCATGATCATGGCGCTTAACAGGTTCTTCCTTAGGATTATACTTTCCATTAGCATTAAGGAATTTCTGGTATCCCTGGAACTCGGCAGTAGTTCTAGTTGGAAATTTAGCTAGAACTAGTTCATTATCACCTTCAACTAAGCTGTCTCTTAGGATAAATATCCTTCCCTGTTCTATAGTATCATAAACGGACTGGATCCCGGGGGATACATCCTTGTTAGCCTTAATTGTAGGTATTCCCTCTCGCTCCATAATAGCGCGATCACCAGCAGCCCAGTCAGCGATAGTAGTGGCAATGGTTTCACCAGCCGAGAGGCGAACAATCTGCTTGGCGTGTTCATCGAC